TCATAATAGCAACGGTAGCGGGAATAGTAATGGGTTTAGCCCTATTCTCGGATACATTGTTAAATGCGGGAGTGATATAATATGTTTGGACAAATTGCAGGTGCGCTTATTGGTGCATATGGAGCAAGAAGAAATGCTAAAGCAATGCGCGGAGCAAACGATCTTGATTTGGAAAAATTAAGACGTGAAGCAGAAGAAAATGGGTTTAACCCATTAACAGTACTACGAGCAACAGGCGGACAAGGTAGTACAAAAGGACCAACTGGTAATTTATCCAGTGGGGCATTTTTTCAAGCATTTGCACAAGGAATACCAAGTATCCTTGAAGCAAATTACAATAAAAAAATGAAAGCAGCACAATTAGAAAATATCAATTTGCAAAATGAACAAATGACTGCACAAATTGCAGGTTTAAATAACCCATATAAACCAATGGATGGGTTTTTAGACCCTGAAAAAAGAATTGATGGCGACGACAGATATTTCACAAAATCAGACGGTACACCTACTGAAATATTGCGTGGTACTAATTTAATGGAATTAACTTACGATCAAATTAGACAAATACCTGCACAACAATTTGAAGATGAATACGGCGATTTAGCAAGTATGGTATTTGGTGTTTTAAGATTAGGTTCAGACGTAATGGATGTAGCTAATCAAAAAGCCGCAATAAAAGCGGCAAAAGATGAATATAATCGAAGAATACGATTTGGCACAAAAAAGCCAATGAATAGAAAACAACCTAATACAGATTTATATAGTGACACAGTTAAAGTCATAAAACGTGTAAATAAAAAACATCCAAGAAATACAAACCGTGGAAATCACGGTGCATTGGCGCCATTAAAATAATGTGCGCCAAGTGTAAAAAAATACGAAAAATTATAACCAAAATCATTGCAAGGAGAAAACGCAAATGAGAATGACTGAATTAATACCAAACAGCCCGATTGCTGTACAGAAATCGCGCCGATCTACAAAAGGTCGAGTATTGACATCAGGCGACGCAGGCAAAATCCTGCCGTTGAAATACGAATGGCTACACCGTGAAGACGGCGTGCAAAGCGGTAAAATCCGCATGAACGTTGAAATGATGGAAACATCAGAAATGTTAATGAACGGTGTTGGCGTAACATTGTACGCACATTTCGTTCCAATGCTTGCATTTGACCGTTTCAACGGATCAATGGACGAATTAAACCGATCATATAAAAAAGAAAATGGTGCTGCAGGTAGCGTAGTACCATTTTTTGAATTTAACAAATATTTAAATACTAGTAATACTGTTGCAACAAGCAGTGGATATGGATCAAGTGCTGATGCCTGGAACGAAACTAAAGAATTTTATCGTACAATGGGAATGCATGTTGAAGCAACACAATTAAATACAACAGTTGTTGAAGCATATAACTCAGTTGTTAATCATAGACGCAAAGCACGATCAAAATCGTTACCATTAAGAAATGCATTTGATCATTCATTAGCTGACGCGTTTTGGATTAATAATGGAATGCAAAATATTGTTCCTGATTATGATCAGAATTTAATAGATGGTCAAGTATCATTAGCAGGATTGACATTTCAAGCACCTGTTAAAGCACCTAAATATTCACGTGATCATATTACAGGAACTGCAACATCAAATGATACAACAACAGACACACTAGGGTTTTCACCTGCAATGTCTGGCGCTGAAATAATAGATGAAGGCGATATGTATTTATTTGATGAAATATATGCAGAGTTAACAACAGGCGGAAACGCAACAATGTCATTAGCTGATATTGAACAAGCACGGAGAACAGCTGCATTTGCAAAATTAAGAGCAAAGTACGATGGAATAGACGACGAGCATGTGATTGATTTGCTTATGTCAGGAATTAGAGTTCCTGAGGAAGCATTAAAACAACCAATATTATTGGGTCGTCAACGTGCAATGATAGGATTTAACCAACGTTATGCAACAGACGGCGCAAACTTGGATAAGTCAGCAACAAACGGTATGGCAACAATTGACATGTCAATTAGAACACCAGCTATGAATACTGGCGGCGTTATAATGATAACTGCCGAAATAGTGCCAGAACAACTCTGGGAACGTAAGAAAGATTATTTCTTATAC